CGAAGGCAAAGAACAGGATGGTCAGGCCCGCGAAAAACTGCGCTAAATTGATGTCGTTCATCTCAGTCCTCCCGATCTTCCATCTGCTCGACGGCGGCCCGAACGCGGGTCCACCATGAGAGTTGGTAAGCGATCCATTCCTCGGCCCATTCCTTGTAGGCGAGCCATGATTCCTTCGTCCAGGTGTGATGACGGGGATTGCTCATGCTGGAACCTTGCCGAGCTTCAATTCGCGGACGTAATCCAGATAGGCGATTACCTGCCCCATCGTCTTGATCTTGTTGATCGGGAAATCGTCGGCGATCATTTCATCGGCGACAATCTCCGCAAGCTCCGGCTCCGCGCCGAGCTTGAAGACGATCAGCTTTGCCACGACCTTCTTGTTGATTTTCATCTTGTCTCTCCCCGCTTAATAGATTCCAGGAAAACATCGAGCGCCCGCGAAGCGAGCCGGGAAACCCTATGGCCCTTGATCCAATTATAGAGCGTTGAATCCGTCGTCCCGATTGCGTTGGCAAGGTCCCGAACGGATACCCCTGAACGGTCCATATAATCCACTAAAGCATTGATCCTGGGGTCTGCCTTTAACTTTCTCATGGTCTCAATGTAATCCTCGGGAGGGCGCTTGTCAAGATATATTATTATTTTTCTTGACAAGGGCCGAGAGATATCCTATTATAGAGCATGAAAGGCGGACCGAATGGAATATAAAGAGTTCCTAGAAAAGAAAGCACAACTCGGAGAGGCCCAGGGATTCGAGCCCATTTGGATCCCGGATTTCCTTTTCGACTTTCAGCACGCACTTGTCGAATGGGCTATAAGAAAAGGGCGGGCGGCTATCTTCGCTGATTGCGGACTCGGGAAAACCCCCATGCAATTAGTGTGGGCCGAGAACGTCGTCCGCAAAACGAATCAGCCCGTCCTGATTCTAACCCCGCTCGCCGTATCTCAGCAGACCGTCCGGGAGGCGGCAAAGTTCTCGATTGACTGCCGACGTTCGGCGGGGACCATTGAGCCCGGCGCGCATATCGTCGTAACGAATTATGAGAAACTTTCGCACTTCAACCGGACCGACTTCGGCGGGGTTGTCTGCGACGAATCGAGCGCCATTAAATCATTCGACGGCGTGCGACGGGCCGAAGTAACGGAGTTTATGCGGCATGTCCCCTATCGGCTACTTTGTACGGCGACGGCGGCCCCGAATGATTACATTGAACTCGGGACTGCCTCCGAAGCGCTTGGCGAAATGGGGCAGGTCGATATGCTGACGCGCTTTTTCGTGAACGATAATAACACCATCGACATGAAAGGCGCAATGGGGAAACGAAAACCCGGCTGGCGCTTCAAGGGCCATGCCGAGGATGCTTTCTGGAAATGGATATGCTCATGGGCTCGGGCGTGTCGCCGCCCGTCTGACCTTGGCTTCGAGGATAAGGCTTTTATTCTTCCCCTGCTTACCGAACAGGATCACGTCGTAAAGGCGCGGACGCTTGCGCCGGGAACGTTGTTCGACCTCCCGGCAACAAACTTTTGGGAGGAACGCGAGGAGCGCCGCCGAACGATAACCGAACGATGCGAAATGGCCGCGTCCCTTGTCGCTAAGACAAATCGTCCCGCCGTGATATGGTGCCACTTAAACCCCGAGGGGGATCTCCTTGAAAAGATCATCCCCGACGGCCGACAAGTTAGTGGCCAGGATTCAGATGAATCGAAAGAGGATGCTTTTGAATCCTTCGTCAACGGCTCGCTCCGCGTCCTGATTATCAAACCGAAGATAGGGGCATTCGGGTTGAACTGGGAGCATTGTTCCCACGTTGTTTCGTTCGCCTCCCATTCATATGAACAATATTATCAGGCGGTCCGCAGATGCTGGCGGTTCCGCCAAATGCGCCCCGTTATCGTTGACCTGATTTCGGCGGAAGGCGAGCAGGGCATAAAGGACAATCTCCGGCGCAAGGCCGATGCGGCGGACCGGATGTTTACCGCGCTTGTCGGCCACATGAATAAATCAATGCGCCTCGATCGGGGCGTAAATTACAATACGAAAGTGAGGACTCCCAAATGGCTATAACCGAACAGGTTATCAAGGACCGCTATGCAATCTACCTAGGCGATTGCATGGAAGTAATGCCGACGCTTCCCGACAGTTCGATTCACCTCTCCGTTTACTCCCCGCCATTCGCAGGCCTATACCATTATAGTTCATCGGAGCGGGACTTATCCAACTGCCTTGACCGGGACCAATTCTTTGAGCACTATGCCTTCGTCGTTCAAGAAATTTTCCGCCTTACTATGCCGGGCCGCATGACCGCCGTGCATTGCATGGACGTTCCGAGCGGGAACACCGGGACGGATTATTTAACCGATTTCCCCGGCGACATCATCCGCCTCCATGAACAGATTGGATTCCACTACGTCGCCCGCTATCATGTTTGGAAGGAGCCGCTCGGGGTCCGCAATAGAACGATGGCAAAGAATCTGGCCCATAAAACCATTGTCGAAGATTCGTCCCGCTGCACGGTTGCGAGCGCGGACTATCTTCTCGTTTTCCGCCGCAAGGGAAACAATCCCGTCCCCATAACCCATCCGACCGGGCTGACGGAATACGCTGGCGAGCGCTGTATCCCCGCCGAACTTTTACAGTTCCGGAACTTCGCCGGGAACCAAATCGAAAACCGTTTCTCACATTGGATATGGCGTCAATACGCTTCCGCATTTTGGGACGACATTCGGATTGACCGGGTTCTCCCATTCAAGGCGGCGCGGGACCAAGAGGACGAAAAGCACGTTCACCCATTACAGCTTGACGTGATCGAAAGGGCGCTTGTCCTTTGGTCGAATCCGGGAGAAAATATCCTGACGCCGTTCATGGGCGTCGGATCCGAAGTATTCGAGTCTGTCCGGTTAGGTCGCCGGGGAATAGGAGTTGAACTCAAGCCGTCCTATTATCGCCAGGCTGTCAAGAATATCGCTCATGCCCGGACGATCAGTCAGGGGGGGCTATTCGATTCTGTTGTCCCCGAAGAAAAAGATCCCGACGAATGAACGCCATATTCATCTCCGGCCCCTATCGCGCCTCGACCATTCGCGGGATCCAGGAAAACATACGGCGTGCCGAGGAGTGGGAGTTGAAATTTATCTTGGCAGGATGGGCCGTGATATGCCCGCATAAGAATACGGCACTATTCGACGGGCTTGCCCCCGATGAGGTATGGCTAAAAATGGACCTGGAATTATTATCGCGGTGCGATGCCGTTTTCGCCATGCCGGGATGGAAAAAGAGCGAGGGGGCAAGGGCGGAGGTTAAGGAAGCTCGCCGATTGGGGCTTGATATCATTTACGGGTAGTGTCACGTTTTCCCCCTAGCGGACCCGCCGTGGTTCAAGTCCCCTCTTCGCCACAATTCCCCCGCCCCTGACCACACCTGTTTCCCCCATATAGAGCCCCGCCTTGGCCTGTCCCTATCGGGTCCGAGCAGGCCCTTTCGTACCCATTCCCCGGCACGAAAGACGGCACACGGAAACGCCCGTAGCGGGCCGAACGCGCCGGGAGGCTACTCCGGGCCTAGATTGTGCCTGAAAACGTGCCTACGGGCACCACAGCCCCAAAAACAGATATCCGGTGGGAACGGGGCGGGCTATTATGGCAGAATCGCCACAAATAAAAAAGGCCGCCCGGATTGCTCCGAAGCGGCCTTTGTCAAGTATAAGTCAAGTAGTTTAGGTGGAACGCAATTACCTTACATAATTGTTAATCCTCGTGCCATCGCTCGCTGATGATGAACTCCTTGCGCTGACGGAACTCCTCTACCTTGCCGGGATTCCAATTCGAGATCGGCCGGAGGTATCCCACGATCCGCGAATAGACTTCGACCGGCTTTCCGCATTGCGGACAGGTCGCGGGCATCTCCTTGTGGCACTTCGGGCAGATATGCTCTGCCATCTTCAGTTCGACCCCGCGGCGACCTTGACCAGCGAGTAGGTTCCGAGTGCCCCGACCACGACCTCAACGAAGAACAGAACCGCGGCGATAGTCAGCGGCGTCCCCTCGTTGACGAACTTGTAGACCGTGGTTCCCGCGCTGAGAACGACCACGGCCACGACGGCGGCTGTTCCCGCAATGGCCGGGAACACCTTCTTGATGAATTGGACCGCGGTGCAGACAAAGGCGATAGCGATTGCGACTGTCATTTTATATCTCCTCAAAAAAAGATTAGTGCGGCCAGTATCGCCACGGCGGCGACGGCGGCAACTATAAACCAAGGGAATTTCTTTTCCGGGGCGGGCGGCTCGGGAGGCGGTGGCGGAGGTGGAGGCTCGGGCGGTTCAACGGGCGGCTCGTAGTGATACTTCTCAACGGGGTCTTTGCCGTACACCGCCTTGTAGATGGCCTTGACTGTCGCCGTGATACACGCCAAGTCTTCCGTCTTGGGGAGATGCTCGTACGTGAAGTCGTTCCCGTACTTCAACGTCATCTTCACGACCTCCGCCCATCTCGCCGCCGAGGGGCGACGGCGCAACTTGCCGTTGTATATGTCGAAGTCGCACGCGCTGTCCCCGTCGAACACCCCGTCGTCCGAAAGCCA